TGCCGGCGGTCAGCACGACCGTCTGGTCAGGGGCCGTATTGGTAATCGTAAAGTTCGGGTATGTGCCCGACGTGCTGATGCCGGTGCCGTCTGTCAGTACGACCGTTTGGTCGGGCGCCGTATTGGTAAACGTCACGTCGCCCGTGGCAGACGACACCGAGATGCCGGTGCTGGCAATCGCGCTGGTCACCCCCGTGTTGGCAATCGTGATCGACCCGGCGCCTTCTGTGATACTGATGCCTGCGCCGTCCGTCAGGTTGGCGTTCTCCCACACGCCCGCCACAGCGTCGTAGATCAGCGTGTTGCCGGAAGCAAGCGTTGTAAAGTTGACGTTGCCGTCGGTGCCGCCCAGCACCGAGCCGTAGGTTGGGCGGACAAACAAAATGCCATTAGCCACGCCCACATTAACTACCGCAGCCACCGTTACAATCGCCGCCGGGGCGGTAGGTTTGACGTTAGTCAGGCCGCCTGTAACCAACGGGTTGTAGTACAGCACATCGCCTTGTACCCACGTCTCCGCGCCGCCGGTGGTGTCGATTTGCTTGACTTCACCAAACGTGGTGACAAACACCCAATCGTTAGTTATGCCGCTCTCATGGGCGATACCCAAGATGTAGTTGACCTGTTCCGGCAGCAGCCCTGTCGCAGGTTCAGCTTGCAGGCCGCCGCTGGCACCCAGCGTGCCGCTAAACATCAGCACTTGGCCCTTGGTAGCCGCAGCGGAGAGCTTGACGCGGTAATACAGCTCCTCACCAATGCGCTGGATAGCTGCACCATTCATCTGGAACGTCAGCGTTTGGAACTGATCCTCATCGTCGTAGTACAGGCGGCCTGTCGCGTCCGTAACGGTGGCTGTCGTGTCAAACTGGATAAAGTCGGGCGACGAGATGCCGCCGGTCACACCCGTCATCGACGTAATGTCGTTGTTGGTGCCTAAGACCGCAGCGCTTAAATTAGTACGCGCGCCGCTTGCTGTAGTGGCCCCAGTGCCGCCGTTGTCGACATCTAGGGTTCCGGCTAGGGTAATCGTTCCCGACGTCGTGACAGGCCCGCCAGAGGTTGTCAGGCCCGTGCTGCCGCCGGAGACATTGACGGACGTGACTGTGCCAGACCCACCGCCACCACCCGCGTTAGCTTTGTTTAGTAAGTTGAGGAAAAACCGATACCAATCACGCGAGACTAACCCCGACCGCTCGTCGATGATCGGCGATTGGTTCTTGGGTAGTTGTGGCTCGTTATCGTTAGGCATTGGTGCCGGACAAGACGAGTTCGGCACCCATAATGGCGATCTTGACGGGGTCGGTGCCAGACACCTCGTAGACGCGGTCGCGCAGCTTGTCGGTCATGCCCAGACGACGCCAAAAGGCGCGGAAGCCGTAGTTGCCAATCTTGCCCATGCCCGTCCAATGCTCATTTGACCAGGTGTGGCCACCGTCGTCTGAAAAGCGCATTATGACCTTGGGGTCGTTGCCTTGGCCGGTCACCAGACCCACGCCCGTTTCGCACTCCAGCTGCAGTGTGTGTTGGGCGGTACGCTTCAAGTTGTTCTGGCCGGTAGGCAGCGCGCGCCATGACCGCAGCCATTTTTGGGGTAGGTTGTCGTCGGCAAACACATCCAGATCGTACGCGTAAATCTTGCCGTTCTGAAAGTCGCCCACCACAATTTGGTTGTTGTAGAACATCTGGCAGTTTGCCCGGTGGCGGATAAACTGGCCATTGGCAAAGCCTGCACGCTCATGCCATGCGCCCGTGGCCACGTCAAACACCCAAGTCTTCTGGGCGGTTGGGAAGGTCAACACGTAGAAAGCATGGCCGTCTTGCTGGTAGGTAAACGCGATCGCGTCTGAGATGGTGCCGTAACTCTGAATGGCAAACTCGACCGCATGGGTTGAGATGCGCTGGCCAGAGTAGCCTTGCGCCCTAAACACCACGCCTTGGCCACGGGCATCCGACCCCAGCCAGAACAGCGAGTTGTCCATCTTGGCCACCGAAAAAGTAGCCGCGCAGCCAATCTCGTTGACCGCACCTTGAATGCGCGCCAGCGGAAAATCCACGTCGCCCGCGTTGTACCAGACCTCAACCGACTGGGTGCCGAATAGCCACACCTCGCGGTGATCGACAAACAGTGAGATCAGGTTGTCAGGCATACCCTCGGCGCTGGCAAAGCTCAGCGGGTCAATCTGGGTGCCATCCAGCAGCTCGGACACCCAGAATTTTTGCGAGTTTGGTTCTTGGAAGATGAAGTAGCCGTCCAAATACCCGACGGTCACCGCGCCCGGAAAGTCTACATCGGTAATCTCAGCGTACTCTTCGGTGCTGGCGTCGTAAATATACCCTTCAGGGTTAGCAGCAATAAAGAGCTGCGTGCCGTTGTCGACCATTGAAACAGGGCCAGTGCCTGACACACCGCCAATATTGGTCACCGTATAGTTGGCGTCCACCCGGTACAGCCGGGCGCCTGACACCACGTAGCCGTAACTGCCGTACTGCCACATGCCCCGGATAGGGCCGGTACCGACAGTAGCCAACCGGCGCAAGCCTGGCGCCCGATTCAAGTACGCAGGCTCCATCCCCTCCGGTGCGGGTGTAACCTCGGGGTACAGGTTGATCATCCTTGCGTCCGCAGCATTGACGCTGCGGGCGACGTAGGCTTGGCCAAGGATAGAAGTTTTCACGGCTTAGTAATTTCCCGCGAAGATGTTAAACCGCTGGCGAGTGGCTACCAGCGAGTAGGGCATGGACATCACGTCGTCTGGGTTGTTGATGCGTTTTAGATTCCGCTTAGACGTCATGGCGATCCGTACTACCTGCGGCATAGGCTCCACACCAAACTCGTTAGCAATTTCCATCGCCAAGTTGTACTTAAACGCCCGCAGGTAACCCGGCGGGAAGGACAGTACGGTATTTAACGTCGCCGGTTTAGTCAGCTCTTGCACCGACACAAAATGCCACTCCAACAGCCTTGTGGGCTTTGGATAGATGGTCATGGTGATGTCGGGGAACGTATTGTTGACGAACATGACCTGCGGGTAGGTGCTGGTCACGGTTTTGACCGCAATGCCGTTGTACTGCTGCTGGTTGATCAGCTTGATGCCGTAAGACACGTTGGTCTGCGGATCGCGGAAGTACGTCGCATCGTCAATCAAAATAGGCCGATTGCCGACAAAGTCGCCGGTTGGCCCAAGGGTGCGGGTAATTTCGTCGGTCGGCCAGTTAAAAATCTGGTCTTCCGTACAAAACACCGACAGGCGTTCCGTATTCCACGAATCAATCATCTGATTCATGGCGTTTAATGCATCTTGGGCGGCTTGCGGAGACGGCTCTTCACCTTCAGCCAGTTGGCCAATGAGCCGAAGTGCAGCTTTGATCTGGTCGAAGGCGGTTGCCATTTATGCTCCTAGCGAAGGTTCTTTACGTCGACGTTTTACCCCTAACACATTCTCGGGGGCCGCAACTTCGGAAACCGCTTCAGGAGCCGATGGCGTGTCGGGATTATACCGCTCCCAGCCATTTTGTTCATCTGCTTCTGCTTCAATATCCATGGTCGCGATTTTAAATCCGTGAACCGGATGGGATAGGTAAATATTCATGTGGAGAACGGGGCCGAAGCCCCTATTTTTTAAGCAACAACAGCAAATTGCCATTTAGCGCCATCAGATACAAACAGCTTGCCAGCACCTGTTGCGTTGCTGGTTGTGCCGATCGAACCTTTTGGTGCAGAAGTTGTTGTGGTGTTAGCTGTAATTGCTATGGTCAAAAAGTACAAGCCAGCAGTCGCATTCGCAACAACAGCGTCTGTAGTCGCCGTTGATGTAATGGTGGGGGCTGTAATTGCACCTGTGACCGACACGCTTTCAAACTCAGGGTCTGAATACGCGACGCCAACAGCTTTGGTATTAGCCATGATATATCCTTAAAAAGCGGGGGCCGAAGCCCCCGAGGTTTTAGCCGAGACGATATACAACGTAAGTGCCGTCGCCAGTTTTACGGAAACGGAACAGTTGGCTGGTTGTAACCGCAATAGCAACCAAAGCATTGCCGCCGTCGGTTACGCCAGTGTTGACAGCCAACGTGACTGCGCCAGAACTAGTGCCAATGTTGACAATTGACAGGTCAAAAGTGCTGCCAACAGTAGCGTTAGGGACAGCTGTGTCAATTGCGGTACCCGTAGGCAGCGTATAAGTTGCAGCAGAAGTGGAGGGGTTAGCCACCAACATTGCGTTAACAATTTGTGCTGCTGTCAGGGTTGCGGTAGCCGTAGCGGTTTGAGGAGCCACCATTGCGCCCATAACCGTTTCGGAGCGGTTGCCCGCACCAACTTGATAACCGCCTGCGCCATTTGGGAGTGCCATGATAATTTTCCTTTAAAAATGTTGTTAATGGGGGCCGAAGCCCCCACCAGTGCTTAGCCCCAGACGCGGCAAGCCATTTGCGGACGGATTGTGCTGAAACCGTACAGAACGTCAATACGGCAAGGCAGACGGTCGTTGTTGATGTCGTACTGACGAACAACGCGCATCGAGATGCCGTTATGGACTTGGCGGGAAGCCATGTCGACGCCTTGTGGCAGCAGCAAGTCAGCGGTA